GCCCCAACCCGGGCAAGACCGACAAGATTCAGACTGACTATCAGCGGCTCCAGAAAAGCGGGCGCCTCGATGACGCGGCCCGCCTGTTCAATCAAATCCTGAATTAAGGGTAGGAGCCCTTTCCACAAATGACCATGCAGACCAATGCCTTCGCCACTTTTGGGGCGGTGGGCAATCGCGAAGACTTGACCAACGTAATCTATAATATCTCTCCGACCGAGACGCCGTTTATGACGGCCATCGGCAAGAGCAAGGCTGCGGCCGTCAAACATGAATGGCAAAAAGACAGCCTGGCCGCCGCTTCCAGCACCAACGCCCAACTCGAAGGCGATGTGGTTGCCGGCAGCACGTCCACTCCCACGACCCGCCTCAACAACTATTGCCAGATTTCCAGCAAGGACGTTGTGGTCACCGGTACGCAGGAATCGGTGAACAAGGCCGGCCGCAATTCGGAAATGGGCTACCAGATGGCCAAGCGCTCCAAGGAATTGAAGCGCGATATGGAAACCATCCTCACCTCCAACCAGGCCGGCGTTACCGGCACCACGGCGGTTGCTCGAAAGCTCCGTGGCTTGGAGGCGTGGCTTCGCACCAATACCAACCGCGAAACCACGGCCACCTCGGGCGGCACCAAGGGCAAGTCGGCCACTGCGGACGGCACCACCAATTCCGCCGTGGACGCGACCCATCTGCGCGCCTTTACCGAAAGCCTCCTGAAGAAAGTGCTGGCTTCGGTCTATGCGGCCGGCGGTGATCCCTCCATCCTCATGGTTGGACCGCATAACAAGCAGAACATCTCCGCGAACTTCCTGGGCCGTTCCCAGGCGCGTCAGATGATCAGCGCGGAGTCGATCCAGGCGGCGGCGGACTTGTACGCCTCTGACTTTGGCGACTTGAAGGTCATTCCCAACCGCTTCCAGCGTGAACGGTCTGCCTTCGTGTACGATCCTGAGTTCGCGTCGGTTGCCTATCTCCGCCCGGTGTTCACCACCGATCTGGCGAAGACGGGTGACTCGACCCGCAAGGATCTCCGCGTCGAATACACGCTTGAAATGCGCAATGAGGGCGCGTTCGGCGTGATCGCGGACATCAACACCTCGTCTTGATGGTAACGGGAGGGCCGGGAAACTGGCCCTCCCACTTCTTTTGGAGGGATTGAATGGAGAAGCCGGAATCTCCTGCCCGTCGCCTGGTGAGCCCGGAATATCGGGCGCGCTGTATTGAGTGGGCCGTGAAGATAGCGCCAACAGGCGAAACCCCAGACAAAATCGTGAAAGCCGCTACCGCCTTCTACAAATACGTGTACGGGGACGGATGAGCGCGCGCGAACTACTGCTTACCAATTTTGGCGGGTTCAAGGAGGTCGCAGTCTTCGATGAAGACAGGCCAAACGACCTGCTTATCAAGACACTGCAGGACTGCGAACCGATTCTGGAGCGGGCCAAGATGCTTTCTGAATTGAGCCCAAGGCGAGGCGAGACATTCCGCCATGTCGGGCTGATTCCACTGGTTGTTCTCGATCAAGCATACAGAGAGGGTTGGTTTAATGACAAAGAGCGTTGGCGCAAATGGCGCAACGATCCAGACAATCGCAAGCTCCGAACCTGGCCGGGAGACATCTGAGACACCGGAGAAGCCGCGCGATCTAAAAATCCTGATTTGCGTTCCCTCTCACGGCGACTGCAAGACGGGTTTTCTTCATAGTGCAGTCCGAGCGGCCATCCATTTTTCCTCCTTGGCGTATGACGGCAAGAAAGAGGTGGACATCACCATCGTAAAAGGCTCGCTCCTGCCACAAGTGCGGGCGATGCTGGTTGCCAGGGCGTATGACTATAACGCCACCCATATTCTTTGGGTGGACACGGACATGAAATTCCCGCCCGACACCATCACGCGGCTGTTGAACCATAATGTTGCGGTTGTGGCAGCGAATTACCCGCGTAAGAACCTCGAAGCACGGCCTACGGCTTACGCTGACGGGGACGATTATGTGGGCCCCGTATGGACGGGAGAAAACTCGACGGGCTTGCAGGAAGTCGCGGTGGCCGGATTTGGGGTTATGCTCACGGACATGCGGGTGTTCGATGCGCTTGAGCTTCCGTTCTTCGCCATTCTGCCGCAACCGCCCGATAACGTGAAGCACGTTGGCGAGGATGTCTATTTCTGCCGGAAACTGCATGACGCGGGAATCCCAGTCCATATTGACCACGATCTAAGCAAACAGGTCGGCCATATCGGGGAGTTCGAATACACCAATTACCTCTCGAAAGAGGCGGAAGTGGTGAAGCAGGCGCTCTATCGGGACTTACCCGGTTGAGGAAGATCGCAATCATCGGCAAGTGCTCCAATTCCAGGGGTGATGCGCCGCTTGATCTGAACGATTGGGAAGTATGGGGGCTGGGCTGGGACCCGCTACCAAAGTGTGATCGCTACTTCGAGATGCACCAGAATTGGCGCAACTTCCTTGGCAATGCCGAGGATGGAGAGCGGCATAGAAACTGGCTCGCTGGCCTTGCGGTCCCGGTTTACATGCTTGAGCAAGAGCCGGATATTCCCGCGTCCGTCAAATACCCGATGGACGAGATAGCCAATATGTTCGGCCGCACCTGTTACGGCACGGCATATCTGGAAAGCTCCATCTCTTATATGATGGCGCTTGCGATGTTCGAAGGTGCACCGCGCATCGGGGTTTGGGGTTGCGATCTGGCGACGGGCGGAGAGTACGCCTATCAGCGGCCCAACATGGAATACCTGATCGGATTCGCGCGCGGCATGGGGATAAAGGTCTATGTGCCGGCGCAGAACGCACTTCTGAGCCCGTGCCGCAAAGTGCCGTATGGCATTGAAGATCCCGATCAGGACAAGCCTGTCATTCGACCTAGCTGGATGCCTCCGCTGGAGAAAGGAACGTAGATGGCGCTTTCGACTTTTGCGGACGTAAAGTCAACTGTCGCCACGGTTCTCAATCGCAGCAACCTTACCTCGCTTATCCCGTATTTCGTCCAGTTGACGGAAACCAAGATTGCCTACGGCGACCGTAGCGGGCAGATCGTCATAGAGCCATTGCGGGTAAGGGGGCTTGAGACCTCCGCCGATGTCTCTATCAGCGGCCAGACCGCCGCTTTGCCTACCGGCTATCTGCAATCGCGCCGGTTCTATCTGAACACAGACCCGATTCAGGAGTTGGAGTATATCGTACCGGACGTGTTCTGGCGCACCTTCATCAGTTCGACGCAAGGGACACCAACCCGTTTTACAGTGGAAGGGGAGAATTTCGTGTTCGGCCCGTCCCCGGCCGCGACTTATACGGGTAAGATTCTGTACTACCAAAAGCTCGCCCCGCTCACCAACGACATAGACACCAACTGGCTTTTGACCAATGCTTTTGGCGTCTATCTCAATGGCACGTTGGCCGAGGCTTATGCCTATTCCCGCAATCAGGAGCAGGCGTTGGAGCGCTTCGCCATGTTTGCTGGCGGAATCAATGCGCTCAATCTTGCGGACAAGGCTGACCGTTATTCCGGATCGCCCTGGCAAGCCTTCACGGATACTGGCAATCCGTGAGCAGGATAGCGCTCCAGGATTGGCAGCCCGATACCTTCGGGTTGATGAACAAGGGCATGGCCGATGCCCGAAACGTCTTTGCTACTGGAGCTGGATACGCGCCCGTCAAGGCGCTCACAACGCTTTCAACAACCGGTCTTAGTGGACAGGCCATAGGGGCGTTTTCTGCCCAGGATTCGACGGGCACAACCAACACCTTTGCTGGCGATGCAAGTAAGCTCTACAAGCTATCGGGCGCAGCGTTTAGCGATGTTTCAAAATCAGGCGGGTATTCTGTCAGTGGGACGGAGCGTTGGGAGTTCGCACAATTCGGACAAAGGGTGATCGCCACACAACCGGGCGCGCCTCCACAATACTATGACCTTGGGTCTTCATCGGTGTTTGCCGATCTCGCGGGCAGCCCGCCCCAGGCCCGTCATATCGCGGTAGTGCGTGATTTCGTGGTTCTTGGGAATGACACCAGCAATCCGGCCAACGTCACATGGTCCGGGTTCAACAATTCGGCCAATTGGACGCCTGGCGTAAACCAGAGCGATGCCCAACTCTTGCAAGGCGGCGGATGGGTCCAGGCAATTATCGGCGGCGATGTCGGATACATCTTCCAGGAGCGCGCGATCACGCGCATGACATATGTGGGGCCGCCCGCGTACTTCCAGTTTGAACCGCTGGAACTGAATCGTGGGCTTGCCACGCCGGGCGCCATCATTCGCGTTGGCTCTGTGGTGTACTTTTATTCGCAAGACGGTTTTTACATGAAGGACGGAGATAGTCCGAGCGTCTCCATCGGAAATCAGAAGGTCGATAACTGGTTTTCACAGCATCTCCAGACCAACACGTTCTCGCTTATCACCTGCGGCTCTGACCCCGCTAATAAGCTGGTATTATGGAGTTTCGTTTCCACCGACGCAACGGACGCAACCCATCCCGATACGGCGCTGATTTACAACTGGCAGAAACAGCAATGGTCTTACGCCAAGTTCGACCACGAGATGCTTTATCCGGGCCTTTCGGAAGGCTGGACGTTGGAGACAATTAGCGCAGCTTACTCCTCGCTAGAGAGCGTCCCGGTTAGCTTTGACAGCAGAGTTTGGACCGGCGGAACCCCGTATCTCGCGGCGTTCGATACCACGCATAATCTGGCGAACTTCGGTGGCGATAACTTAGCGGCGATCGTGCAAACCGGCGATTTCGAGGGCGTGGAAGGTAGGCGCTCTCTGGTGACCAATTTCTGTCCGCTCACGGATGCGTCGGCCATGACGGCGGTATGCCTTAGCCGGGAACGGTTCGCTGATCCGTTGGTGAGCACTACGTCATCGTCCATGCAATCTAACGGGGACATACCGCTCATGTCCTCGGGCAGCTTTCACCAGGCGCAGCTTTCCATTCCCGCCGGCGCAACGTGGACCTATGCAAACGGGCTTGACGTTGATGCACAACTCGACGGCGACCTGTGACCACAAGGTTATTGCCTCCGGGCGGAGGATCGCCGCGTGAAACAGCACTGGCCGTCAATCTGGCCCTACAGGGAAAAGTTACCTCATTCGGGACGGTCACGCTTGCAACCAGCGCGACTAGCACAACCGTCACCAACCAATTGGTGGGCGACAATAGCGTCATTCTCCTTTTCCCGCAGACGGCAAACGCAGCGGCGGAAATCGGTAACGGCACCATCTATGCCAAGCCGGCAGACTATGCCGTGGGGGCGAGTTTCAAGTTGACCCATGCCAACAACTCTCAGGCCGACCGGACTTTCGGTTACGTAATTCTCGGATGATTGAACAATGCTGAACTATAACGCGCCAAATGTCGGTATCTCGTCCATTCTGGCCGCGGCTTTGAGTGGAGCATTGCCCTCGCAGAATGTGCCGGGGATGCAGTCTCCGGGGGCCTTGCAAGGGCGCGTGGACAGCCAAAATTCATCCGCCTTCATGCCGGTGCCACAGCAGCAACAACAGCAGCCACAGTCGCCCATGGGGCAAATGGGCGGCAATCCTTACGCGAGCCTGCTATCGAACATGCACCCGCAATCCCCATCCGCGCCGCAGACCGGGACGATTCCGGGATATGGCCAAGTGACCTTGCCGAATATGCCGAATTTGCAGCCGCAGGGGCCTCTTAGCGGCGTCCTACCGTG